TAGACGCATAGTCTCTCCTAAAGTGCGCAAAAACCCCGCACTGAGCGAGGCTCGGCACGGGGTGTCGGTGAACTTTGGAGAGACTCCCCGAAGGGAGCCTCATCACCATTACAGGCCGGTGATTTCGATTGCAGCGGCGGTGTCAGGACGACGCGCACCGATGTTGTACATCTGGAAGGTGTCCAGAACCCACGAGAACTTCTCTTCCCATTCCCAGAACTTGGCAGTGACCGGCTGCACTTGGGCAGTGATCAGAGTCTTGCTCGGGATGAACACCAGCATCTGACGCTTGGCTTCGTCAGCCGAGACGTTGAATGCCGAGCCCAGTGGGTGGCCAGTGATGGCAGCACGAGCGAAGCGTGGGGTTTCCAGAACGCGGACGCCGTTCAGGATGGCAACACGAGCACGAGCGAAGTCGTTCGCTGCACCGCCGACGCCTTGGAACTCGACGTTCATCAGCTTGCCATGTTCCAGCAACAGCGAGAACACCTGTGCCGACACCGGGGTCAAGCCCTCGGAGTACAGGTCATCACCCAGATCGCGGTCCACGAACTCTTCGCAGACTTCACGGTGCATACGCACCAGTTGGTCAGCCTTCTCGGACGGGGTGCCCGTCAAGGTGAGGGTCTTCAGGATACCCGGCGAGAACGAGTCTTCCAGATCGGTTGGCGCCGGCAGGGCAGCAGCCTTGGCGACGGCGATCAGGCACGCTTGGTCGAACATCTTGGCCAGCTCGATGCCATCCAGCTCAGCAACTTCTTTGCGCATCGCCAGATCGGAGACCCACTCGTCTTGGTTGTCGAACTGGTGGCGGAGGTACAGCAGGGTGTCGACAGTCAGGTTCCACTTATCGTTCACCACTCGGCTGATCACCAGATCGTCACCGGACTTACGGCCACCGACCTTCACGTTACCGATGCGGTCCAGACGGGCCACGTTGGTGCCGCGCAGGGTGCGGATGTTCATCAGTGGGGCGAACTTCGAGGTGTAGGCGAATGCCTTGTCCACGATACCCAAGTGTTCTTCGAGGTGGATGTCGACGTTCGCCAGAGCACCAGCGTAATGCGGACGGGACAGATCGTTCAGAAAGGACATGCGTTTCTCCTATGCAATTAACGCCGCAGGTCATCCTACGGCGGTACAGTTGTTACAGGCCGGCTTTCACGCCAGCTTCGCGCTGGGTACGTAGCTCAGCGTACTGCGCATCTGTCGCATTGCGCGGCAGTGCAGCAATTGCAGTGCGATACTGCTCCATCGTCATGCCCTGCACGTTCCCCGGAGTACCGAGAGGCTGTGCGCCCTGCTGCACCAGACCGCCAGTGGCCTTGGCGAATGCCACCACTTGCGATGCTGCGTACACCATCTGGTCCTTGTTCATGCTATCGAACAAGGCGCCGAGTGCGACTTTGGTTTCTTGCGGAGCGTGCTGGTTGAACAGGGCAATGGCTTGCGCCCATGCCTCGTCGCCACCAGCAGAGGCGCGGACATCGGTGTACAGTTGCTCAGTGGCCGCCTTGGCGTACACGATGCTTGCTTCGGCGACCTTGATCATCTGATCGGCTTGAGCTTGCCCGACCTTCTCAACCAGATACGCCTTGTCGATGAACCGGACATCCAGTTCGTCAGCAGCTTGCCCGAAGGCTCGGGTCACGTCCAGACCGGCAGCAGTAGCCGCCGCTTCGAGGTACGCGATACCCGGTGCAATCGCAGGGTCGCTGCCGAGAGCACCGGCCAGATCCGCTACAGTACCAGCAGCAGGCGCATCCGGCTTTGGCGGTTCCGGTACAACCGGAGGTGCTGGCAGGACTGGCGGTGCTGGGGCAGGAGCTGGGGCCACGCCCGGTGCAGGTGGTGCCTGCAACGTGGTGAGCATCGGGTTCGGATTCTGAACCGGCGCTGGCGGGACCTGACTCGCAGGAACTTGTGGTTGCTGCGAGACGAACTGCGCTTGGTACTGCTCGTACGACAGCATCGGACCAGGCTCAGCCGGACGAGGTGTTGGATTCGGCATTTGAATGACCGAGGTGCCAGCAGGTGTGCCGGGGATCTGCGGGGCTACCGCTGGTGCGACACCCAAGCCTGCTGGGAGGTTCTGGTCGTTTGCTGCCATGTTTATAGTGCTCCGATTGTCGTGGATACCTGACCGGCCTGCTCGACGAGTTGCGCTTGCGCTGCCTGTGTCTGCGCAGCTTGCGCTTCCATCTGCTTGGCCTCAGCTTCAAGTTCCGCTGGGGTTTGGAATAGCTCAGACGAGTCCACGCTGTACGCTGCCAGCACCATGTCCACCATCTTGGTCACAGAGAATCGGCGGTCAACCTGCTTCAAGGCAGGGATGAAGCCAGCGATAACCTGTGCTGCGTTGATGAGGTTCTGCACAGCCATGCTGCGGGACAGGGCAGGGATGCCTGTCTGGATTGTTGGCTTGTGAGTCTTGTTCACCAGACCTTCAAGCAGTGCCACCGACACCTCAGCCAAACACACGTATGCCAGAGGACCTTGGAAGCCCTCAGCCAAGAGCGAGTACACACCACCCAGCGTGGCCTCAGCCTCGCTAGCAGTCTGTCTGATCTCCTCGGCGGTCACACGCTCAGCGTCACGGGTGTTCCCGGTGTACATGAACGCCATGCTGAGCCGCGAGATAACCGAGGCCAGCGAGCTATTCACTGCAATGATCTTCTGGTAGTCGCCACGCTCGTACGCCGACACGGCATTTACGCCACCCGGCACATAGTCACCTGTCTCTGCATCTTGGTAGTCATCGACCACCGCACCAGCCTGCTCGTTCACGACGTTCAGGATGTCCAGCGACTCCAGCTCGTACAGCCCCAGACGCTCAGAGAGCAGGGACAGTTTAGCGAAGTCTCCGATGTGGTCCTCGACATGGCCCCGACCGTAGTGCTCGCCATCAGCGAGGTTCCACGTTGGGCAGATGTACGGGGACAGATGCTCGGGCCAGCTCCCAACCTTGCCGACGGGTACGCCGTCGATCTCATGGCTGCTGGTCACGATCTCGTACACAGCGCCTTGTGAGCGCTTGATGTACGTGTACAGGTCAACCTTCGTATCCGGCTTGATGTTCCGGCCAGCGGCTCGCAGGGAGTCGATGTACTCTTTGTCCAGATCGGAAGCCATGAACTTCTGCTTTAGCACGATCTCCTGCCACTTTCCGGTAGGGTCGCGGCGGACAGAGTAGCTGTGCATGCTCCAGCACACCAAGGTAGCCTTGGCGCTGTCACGGTACACAAGTGCATTGCCGGTGATAATCAAGAGCTTGACCACACGGGTCAGCTTGGCGAGCGAAGCGTTCATGAACAGACGCTGTGTCGCCTTGCGGTCTAGCTGGGCCAGAGCCGCAGAGACCTCACCGTCTTCCACGTCTTCGTTCCCGGCAGCCTGCCGAATAGCATCAGTCAGCTCGGATCGGAAGAACGGGATGCCGGTCGGGAACAGCGCCTGCACTAGCTTAGCTGCGAGGTTGTTTGTGAGCACCGCACCGATAGACTGGAAGTCGTGTTCGATGTCGGCATGCTCGCCTTGAAGTGGGTCTCGCATGATGTACGGCAGCGTCATCTTCGCAAATTCCTCTGCGCGCTTGATGCTGGCCGTATCCCGGAGTTGCTCCCACCGGGCTGCGGCGGTAGACGGTCTCATAAGCTCTCCTCAGTAATTGATGCCGAGGGAGCTGGACGCACTGGAGCCACCTTGGCGCTTCTTGCGCCGGTTCCCCGTGCCTGCCGCGTCTGCGGTTCCACCCAAGTCAACTTGGGCTACGTTCTCGCTACCGAGGTCGATGCTCATGTTCTGAGCAAACGTCTGGGCTTGCGTCTCCCGAGCGAGGTTGCTCGCATCGAGTTCCGACTGTGCAGCCTTGGCACCAGTGAAGTCTGTACCGATCCACTGATCCGCAAGCGGATCGACGAACTGGTTCAGCGTGCCGGCACCCAGCGGGTCCCACTTCTCGGTGAACTTTTTAACTTTTCCGACTAGCTTCTTTACCTTATTGCCCATTGGGTCTCACCTCACGGTATGTGATTGTGTACTTCCCCGGACCTGTGCGGTGC